TTATGGTTCGGGATTGGCCGGATTGCCCAAATACCGGAACCCCTGAATTGCTCGGAAGTGGCCACCGTGGCCTGCGTTGCCAAGCGGTTCTTTGCCGGCTCGAATGGCGCTCTGCGCCACCGATTCACGGCTTCTGCCGCGATGTTCACCGTGCAGCCTGGCTGATACCTGCGTCCAGTTAGAATCGCGCCGGAGTGCGCTGGCCAGCCCCGGATGCGATGTATGGAATAGGGTAGGCATCTGCCTGCCGTAGCGGTTCTCGCCACGCAGCCAAGCGTCACAGACCGCGTTCAGGAACCTCATGCCGATGCCGGCTCCCTGCCATTCCGGCAGAACGACCAAGCGGCAGGCACGTGCTTCAACAAGGCCGGGGCGCGTGCTGAATGCCACGTGTGCTACTGGCTGGCCATCGATTGCGCCAACATAGCAACCGGCAGCAATCATGTGTGGCACCTTCAGATAGTGATGCGGCTCAAACAGGGGCCAATATTGCCAGTTTGTCTGATGGATAGACAGTTCGAACATTGGGCGTCGTCGAAGACGCCTCCGGTCAAAGTGGCCGGTGGCCGTGTCGAAAATCCAGTCAGGCTCCAGCCAATCGAGAATGTCATAGTGGCAGGACAGTAGCACGACTTGGCCGCCTGTGCGTTTCCATGCTTTGGCAAACGCTCCCGCGCCAACTTGGGCGATTTGCCGGTCGACGACAGATGAAAATTCGTCGACGACAGCGAATGCCGGCGCGTCACAAACCAGTCTGGCCAGCGTTGCCCGGAAGCGCTCACCATTAGAAAGCACCTGGTATGGCCTGAGCCACGCCGGCACGCTTCCGAGCCCGACGGCGGCCAGTGCGGCCGTGGCGGCGTTGAAGTCGCTATTCTGGCCGATGGCGTCGATGATCGGCTTTTCCTTTGGCCAGCGTGGCTGATAGAAACGGCCAAGTCGTGAACCGAGGCTGCTTTTGCCGCTGCCGGACGGCCCGACGATGACGCCAATCTGCCAAGCGTTATCTTCGATCGGAAGGTCGGCATTGAGCGCGAAATTGGCTCCTGTATCGACGTTGAACAGGGATTTCACACGAGCGGCGCGGTAGCTGTCAAAGTCCGCGCATTGGTGTCGGATTTCGATTTTCATACGGCCACCACCTTGACGCGATAGCCCTCCGATTTCAGCTTGTTATAGAACGATTCCTGTTGCCTGGCGTTATCGCACAGGACGATGATTCCGAACAGTTCCCGGTACGTGAATCCGTTCCGGCCGGGCGTTTTTACCTGCCTTTCCTTGTCTTGCTGCATGGTTTGCCTCCTTGGTGTCAGGCGCTCCAGGCGCACTGGTTGGAGGCTCGGCGGCCTTCAGACAATTGAGCGCCCCACACCTGGGGCATTTGATTTGCAGCTCGATATAACTACCGACTGCCAGTTTTTTGCTGCAATTACCACAGCGGATTTCTGTTTGCGACATATGCAAAGCCTTTTCGTATCTTGTAAATACCAATAGACTTCCCTTTGCCTGTACAGGTGAGGGGAGTCTTTGCCAAGGCTTGCAGTTACAGCTGCATGCTGCGGGTTCATCGGGTGTTCCCGCACCCGGTGTCCGCTCCTCTCTTTTCTAGGATTTTTCTCCTTCGTCTTCTGCGACGCTAGATTCGCTGTTTGCTAGTGATGTATCGTTTCATTTCACGATTCCTGTCAGGATTTCGGCTTTGCGCGCTGCGACATCCAATTCGACACCGGCAGATTTCACTGCAGTGAGCGTGTACTCAATAGCTCCCTGAACCGTCTCAAGATTCAAGTCAACCACGTCTGTGCGTGGGTCGTCGATGAGTTTCCAGAATGCCTCTATCCTTTTGTCAGTTTCGCGTAGAGTGGTTGCTGCTACCGTTTCGTCCATCGTGAACAGCATTTGGAACCCGATCGGTCCAACAACCGGATATGCGTTGTCAGGTTCGGTGAATGCATACACTCCGTCGGAAACCGTGTAGTTCCACCCGACGTCGATTGGTGAATCGTCATTGACATCATGTCTTACCGAACCGGATTCAGTTGATGAAATTTCCACACCAGGCTGATGTGCAACGCCCCAGCTCACGACCTTGCCGTCCAATAGAAATAGGGTTTTCATGGCTTAGCCCTCCAATGTGGAAACAACTGTCACCGCACCGGAGCTAACGGTTACGGTTTGATTCGCGCCGATGAACACTTCGACACTGTTAACGGTATTTGCGGTTCCCGGCGCGGTGAAAGATGCGCTATTGATAGTAAATGTGCCTGTTGCGCTAACTTTCAGTTTTGCGTCCCGCATCGGCGTGTATGTCAGCGAGCCGCCGGACGCCAAGACGCCTAGTATTCCAGTAGCCATAATCCCTCTCCACTAGTTGATATTGCGGGCTGCGTCAGGTTGCAAACCTTGCATAATTGCATGATTGCCGACGATGCACATACGTTGGCCAGGTACGGCAGAACTATTGGCATCGATTGAATACGGCCACCCAAAGCTTTGGCGCAAAGTGGCCACACCGGTGACCTGTACAGGTGCGGCGCCATTCTCGCCGGCACTTGCGGTTGAAACGCCTATTGGCGAACACTGTTGCATGTACCCGATAAATGATCCTTGGTGGATGTTTCCGCTACCATCGTTGGTGGCGAGACTAAACAGCGGAATAGATGGCCGGTAGGAATTTGTATATGTGAGCAGTCGTGATTTTGCGGCAGTAGCAAGTTGAGTGATTGTTGTTGTTGCCAACAGGTTGCATGCCCCATCCATCTGGTACAACTTGCCGGATGTTCCAACGGAGGTCACAAGAATGTCTCCGTTAGAAAGAGCACCAATCGTAACGCCGCCAGATGCCACAGGCGCTGCGCTGGCAAGAATGCCCGATACTGCAGCTCCTGTGGTTCCACTATACACGGCCACACTGGGTGAAGCGGCGGCGCCGCCACCGATTGCAACTGCAACATTGCCGGTGGCAGTCGGCACTAGCGCCATGTCGTCAGGATAGCTCCCCGCGCCGGTTGCGCTGATGGTCACCGTGGAACCAACTTGATCCCCAGATGGCGTCCAGACGCTTATGTAATATGCGCCGCTTGCGTACCAACCGATCGCGAAGCCCCCGTTGCTTAAAGCGGCACCGTAAACGAAAGCTCCGCTGGATGCTGCTCCCCCGACAGTGGTTTGCGCTCCCAGCAGGGTTCCAGTCGCGTCGTAACGGTAGAAGTAGACTGTTCCTGATGCGCCCGCCACGAAAACAAACTGTCCGTTTGCTAGTGGGATGATTGATGTGCTGCGGGCATAATTTGACACGGTTGAGACAGATAATGCTGTTGCCGGAGCCTTGACTATATTGCCGCTGTCACTGTAAACCGCATAGCGGAAAATCTTCCCAGAACCATCAAAATAGCCAACGGCAAATCCGCCGCCCGCCAACGTGGCGGCACTAAATGACACCGGTTCGGTTGACAAAGTCCCAATGTCCGTTGGTGCAACGACTTTGGCTCCTGACGGTGTGTAAATTGCAAACCGAAAGCGTGCCCCATTCATGGTCGGATAAACAAATGCAATGTTCCCATTTGTCAGCGTCAGAACTTGAATATCTGCTTGTCCAGACGCTGCCCCATCACCAACAATGATTGGCCCAGAAACAAGCTCACCGAACGGGGAGTAAATATTGAACGTCAACGAATATGGTGAGGCTTTGGCGAACCACGCTACGATGACATTACCGTCTGATAGTTGTGCGTGGCCAATGCCAACGTTCGATGCAGTGCCGTTTGATGCCGACGAAAGCGTGTTCACTGATTCAATTAATGACGAGCGCAGCACGGATGGCACATTGAACGGTCGCAGTGCTCGTGCGGCACGACCAGTACTTGGGTCATCAGACCAATACACCTTGGCGTCTTTGGCCAAGACAAGCAAATCTCCGTTTTGAATAGCTTCTCCAGCCGTTACGACCGTCTCGATGATCGGCGCTGACGAAGAGCTATTCGCATTGGCTTCTCCAATATAAATTCGACCCATGTGTTTCTCCCTACATTCCGTGAACGCGCACGGTGACGCAAGCGGCGCTTGCACGCGCCACGACTTTTTCTCCTGGCGAGAGCGCAACGGCTGTGTTTTCAACCCCGCCGCCACGCAAAACCGTCACGCCAGGTGGCTCGTAATGGTCTTCATCTGCAGGCGCATCACCATCCACATATGTGGGTGGGCAAATTGCCAGCACGATGGAAACAGCTTTGACAAGGTCACGATTTATAAGTCGAATATTGACCGTTTTAACCTTGTCACCATTGATAGCAACGGTTTCATAGATGTCTGCGGCGAGAGCCTTTTTTCCGAGTAGTCCGGCCATTAGAGTTGCCCCATGAAATATGAAATCGTCTGGCCATAAAGCTCATCGCCTCTGGTCTTGGTGAGGTATTGCGGGTGCGGGTCGGTTGCAGGATCAACGTGGGCGTATAGAGAAGCGGCAAGCTCCTCATCTGTTGCGATGGCCGGTGGCAGGTGTTCAAGCGGTACCCGTCGGTTCTCATCCAGCGGCGCCACGCCACTCGCGGCGGCTTTTTCTGCTACTTCGATGTATTGCGGGTGCGGGTCAGCCTTTGCCTCGTGTGCCGTAATTGCATGATTTACGAACTGCGCGGACGCCAGCGCGACAGACGGGTCAATGACCAGCTGCGCCACGGAAGCATTGCTAACTTGCACAATCATGCGCACTACAAGATCACGGGCGCTGCCTTCGTTTGGCAATGGTTTGTAGGTTTCCGGGAAATTCCCCACCGCCAACAGCGTCCCGCCGTTGTGACCGCCAATCAACCCGATTTCCCGAACCGTCCAGCCGCCGACATCTGCCGGAATGGCGGCCTCGATGATCATCCACTTAGGGTTCTCACTATCGACTGCCAACCGGGTGATGGCGATACGGTAGACCTCGTTTGTGAGCGCCGTCATCGAATCATCGGGTGTTACAGCCGCGCCGTTCCCATCGCCAAGCACAAGATGCGTAAATGGAATTTTTGTCTGGTTGGCCTCTGCATAGGCGAATTCTTCGCTGCCGATTGCCGTCAGTATGGTGTAGTAGCTCATGCCGCTCCTTGTGGCTTAACAGTGACCGTATCGCCTGCGATGGATGCGATTCCAGCGAAAAAAACACCTTTGCATGCTGCGGATACGATCAGGCGGCGCAAATGCGACCTGGCCGGCTTGTAGGCGTCGATCATTCTTGTGATTTGTGGGTAGACGGACTCTGTTAACGGGCGATCAACCACGGTAATATTTGCGTCGAATTCTGCCCAGTGCGCGCCTTCAGGCTTTTCATCAAGAGAAACCTGCTCCAGGCCAAGGCGAGTCAGCGCCTGTTTGATAGCCCAAGGCGTACCTTTGTAGCGGTGCAGCTCTATCGAGGATTTGATTAACGCGCGCCGTGTGGTGTCGTCAGCCGCAAAATCCCATCCTTCATTGCCCATGACGTGGAATTGCTCCGCCAAATATGGCAGGGCGTCGGCGTCGACCAGATCAATCAGGTAAACCAGCAACGGCGACAGGTCGAGTTCCAGAAGGCGGCCGGACAGGGTTGCCAGCGGCCCAAATCGCTCATCCGTAGCCAGAACCGAAGGAACGGCGTCATCAGCCATCATTCCCTCCCGCCAGTTGGATGTCGATTGCAGTGCAATGCGCCCAGCCGTTTTCGGCGACAGGAAGCGTTGCGGATGGCGACAACAGCACGACCTCGTAAACGCCGGCAACGGAAAGCGCCGCGCTGATCTGGCTCGGCACCACGTCGCGGCCAAGTGCGGCTGATTGGGTGGCCACGAATGATGCAGCCTGCGCCTGTGCGTTGGCCAGCACGGTCGCTGAGTCATATGAACGGTACACGGTCAATCTGGCCGATATCGTGTATGCCGATTCAATAGGTTGCAGCACGTCGACGTTATCGGAAAGCGGTCGCTTTTTCTCGCTCGAGCAAATTTCATCGACTGCGGAAATAATCGCTTCACTGGGCAGGCCATCGGACGTCAGCGGGTACAGTTGCACCGTGCCAGGCGTAGATGACAGTACGGCCACGTCGACGATATTCTGATGAGCGCTCATGGCGTGAAAGCGGTACGCCAGGACCGATCCTGCAGTCGAATATGCCTCCGGAGCCAGCTTGATCCGTTCGCGCAGCCGATCATCGCTTTCTTCGTCCGCGCCGCCGCTGGTGACAGACAGGTTGGCAACAGCCTCGACATCAACGCCAAAATCGTCGACCAGCGCATTCACTTGGCCGGCAAGATACCCGTTACCGGACGTTCCTGCCTCAACCGCGGACACGGATAAATCAGCCGTTACGGCACCAATGGCCACGATTGTTTCGGATTCGGTCTGGAATTGAATCCCGCCTGCAGTTTCAACGCGCGTTCCGGCGGCGATAGTGAGGGTAGTATCCAGTGCGTCGGCAAAGGTCAGCCGTACCGTAGTGGAGGCATATTTCGCTGCCAGGCGTGTCACGCCGACCAGTTCGCCAAGATAATCAAGAATCGCCGCGCGGGAAAATGACACCAGATTCTGGCGCGCCGTGTCGTTGATAGCAGCGCGAACCAGCGTTTCACGGTACGCCATCAGGTCAATCAGCAGCCGCTCAACCTGCGCCGGGTAAAGCGTTTTGCCGGTCATCGCCTCGTAAGCGGTAATCAGCTCCTGCGTAATGGCCTGGCTGTCTTCCGAAACAAACTGGGGTAAGGTGCTCACAGTCGCACCTCCGTACTGTTTTTGGCGCCGCCGCTGAGGTAACTCCAATACACCTTGACGACTGCGCGGGATTCTCCGGCCAGATAAAATTCGACCTTATCGACGGTAATGCGCGGCTCCCAGCGTTTGATCGCGTCAACGCATTCGCGCACGACGTGCGGTTTGGCCCGGTTTACCGGGTAGTCGATATACAGGTGAAGGTTCGAACCGAATTCAGGCCGCAGCGGGTCACTGCCTTTCACCGTTCGCAGAATGATGCGAATTGCCTGGTGGATATCGTCCGCGTTCTCAACAACGCCATCGCTGCCAAGCGCGGGTTGCCAGTGAAGGGAATGAATGTCTGCGATCCGGGTCATGCGGACAATGTTGCCGCAATGGGGATGAACTATCTATTAAACAAGTTTAAAAGCGGCGGCCTGCTATCCGCCAGCAAAAACGCCGCTGCTTCCAGAAGCGGCGTGGCCGCAGCTTGCGGCATCGCCAGCCCTGCAAACGCCAATGCCGCCCGCAAACACAGACCCGCTCCCGGTCGACATTACAGGCCCGGCGTGCGGGGGCAGCCCGTGGCCTGACACGGCGGCCCCGATGACAGCAACCGGCGCGCCATCGACCAGCACGCTTGGCACCAGTGCGCCAGCAATAGTGCTACCGGCAGAATCAACTCCAATGCGCGATATCCCTGGCATGTCAGTTCAAATCAATGCGCGGCGCCTTCAAACTGATATGCGTCGCTGATGCAAGTTCAATATCGCCCACACACGAAATACTCAGCTTGTGGGTTGACCGGTCGTACTCAATGGTGGTCCCGTCCTTGAACCGCCGGTGCCATTTGTCACGGCTTTTTACAGGAACTGCGTCCGCCTCTGAATAAATCGCACACAAAACGACGCCATCTTCACCGTTCCCGTCCAGCAGCACGGCCACATGCTCGCCAATGTCCGGCAGCCAATAATCCTTGTCGTCCTTGCTTTTACGAACGCCAACCGGGAGCCAGTCCGTGCGCAGATTATCGAGATCCGGCAGGCGCACCCGCACCCGCATGGTTTCTTCATCGACGGCGGATACAGTGCCAAATTTCAGCGTTGGCGCGGATTCGGTGAATGTGTCATCGCTCATTTTTGGTTGGCCGCAGGTGCTGACCGCTTGATTTCCATCATTGATGTATAACCGCCGTGGCGCCGATGTGTGTGCGTTGCGCGGTGGATCGTATAGATGCCGGACAGTTTGCCGAACCCCTTTAGCTCGATATTCACGCCGGCCGCGAGCGCCTGATCGCCGGTCACGATGATTTCTCCGCTAGTGCGATCAAGGTGCCGGCGATCCAGTTCGGCCTGTGCTTGCACCTCAGCATTCGCCTTGCTAGTGACACGCCTATTAATCTTGACGGTATCCGCGCTGCTGGTAGCGCCGGTGCCGCTTGTGCCGGCGGACGCGGCACGTTCAGCCGTAACCTTGGCGGATACGGTTTTTCTGGTTCTGCGGTTGTGGTGCTTCATTACGACAGCGTTAGGCACGTCAGACACTTTGTCGCGAATGCGCCAGCCTGGCAGGAGATCGTTGGGCGTGTATGTGCGGATCGGCTTCTGGCCTAACAAATCAGTGCTTTTCCAAAACACCATTTTTTTATTGTTATCAGTCACCTTGAATGCGTAGCCGTATTGACCGGCGAGACGGTGCAGGAATGCCAGATCACTTTCCTGATACTGCGTAACCCGGTCAATCTGAATTCGGTCAATTTTGCCTGACAGCTTCATTTTGTTGCGCTTCGCAATGCGCTGCGCGATTGCCGCCAGCGTCGTCTTTTCGTAGGCTTTCCCACGACGTGTGCGCACCGCTTTTTGTACCCCGGCGGACAGTGCCTTGATGCGCACCGCTGATGTCGTTCCCGTAATCTCCAGTTCGTCCAAATCGAAACTGCCCGCGGATGCAAGTTTTTGGTGCGCGTAACCGAATTTGTAAGCCAGCGATGCGCCTTTTTCCGGATACCAGGCATCAAGCCAGCGGCCGTCGGAGTCTTCCAGATCAATATCAATGCTGTCCGCCTCACCCTCAAGATGATCGATATAGGTAACACTGGCCACATACGGTGAAATATCTGCCGTAATGTTCTTGCCGTTATAGGACAGCTCGAATTTCGGCTCGGGCACGGTATTCAGCGCTTCCACGGTGGCAGCTCCTCGATGCTTTGTGTTTCCGCCTGCTCAATGACAGGAATCAGCAACGTCAGCCCGCTTGGCAACGTTTCGCTAATCGGCGCGGTAGGGTTGGCCTCGATCAGCTTCTGGATCTGGGCCACATCGCGGTAATACCGCCATGCGAGCAAATCCCAGCGGTCACCTTCAGTCGTTATATGCTCAATGTACATATCGCCTCACGTCATCCGGATCGCCGAGCGGGCGGCCATTCGCGCCAGCGGCAGCGTGGTGGATTGGCGCAATGAATCAGACCGGTTCACGATTGCGTCGGCTGCGGCTAGGCTGGAAAGCAAATTGGCCGAGGTAACGCCAGACAGCCCAACGGAAAGCATGCGCATGTCAGATCGCATCAGCCCGGTGTTACTGGAAACAATCGCTGTGTCTGCGGAAATTCCTGAAAATGTTTGTCGACCGGTAAGGTACGACGCTGAGCCTAATGCTGGCCAGGCGGCTCCTGCCAGCCGCATTGCAGCCGGCAAGCGTGCCAACGCGGCGACTGGATCATGCGATGCAATAGCGCGAATGGACCTCACGGCAACGGCGGCATTTGCTGCAAGCACCAGCGCGCATTTTGCGGCTGTGACTGCTTTCCCGAGGCTGGCCAATGGTGACATTGCTGCAGTCGGCATGGACGCGATCAACCGGCCGGACGCCGGCATGGCGCCGCCAGCCTGGATAACGGCTGGCGGTGGCGACTGCGCCGGGTCACCCGTGAACTCGCGCAGGGATGCCTGCACGCCGATTATCAACGGTGTGCCATCCGGCGCGTTGTGCTTCGCGGTGACTGTCAGCGATGTCAGCACGAATCTGCCGGCATAATCGCCGGCGCCGAAAACCAGCGGCAACACTTCGCGCGCCGTCATTGCGTCCTTCAGCTCCTCAAGCTCCGCTTCCGGATCGCAGAACGAGAAATGAAACAGCATCGTCAGACGCACTTCGTCCAGCTTTTCGCCGACAAATTGCAGTCGAGGTTTGCGGCCGAAGAGCGCGTGCTCGGCATACTCCATGCCGAATTGCTGCTCCATTTCTTCAAGCCCTGGAATCATGTCAAATTCGACTGGGCCAAGCACGGCAAACATCAGGCGTTCCTCCCGTATGCCGTTCTGCCACCTTCTTTCTGATAGCGCCGCATAAAACGCTCGAATTCCTCAAACGACATCTGCATGGCCTGGTTCACCTGGCCACGCATCGCGGCAGGGTCGCCGCCTTGAACGGTTATCTGCGGCGCGAACGTGATCGCCATGCTATTGCCGCCACTATTCAGGCTCGCGTTAGCTTTGCCTACTCGGCTTGAAAAATCGGCAGCCAATTGCGGCTGGCCCCATGCGGCGGCAGTTGCCAACGCCATGCCGGCGGCGGCGGCGCGCGCGCGGCGCGATGAGCTACTGATGCCGATCGCAGCGCCTTCGCCAATGTTCTGACCGAATCCGATGAACACACGTGAAGGGGAATGAATGCCGAGATGCGCCTGGTACGTTTCTGCGACCGATGCGCCCATTGCGACGACCGATTTTTTCAGCGCTGCGAACTTGGATGTGATGCCGTTGATTAGGCCGGTAACAATATTCGTGCCGAACTCATAGAACCGCTCCGGCAGGCTGGTGAACCAGCTGATGGCGCTGTTCGTCCATGATTTCACCGTGTTCCACACCCGGCCAAACAATGGGCCGATCCTGTCCCAGTTCCGGTAAATCAGGTAGGCACCGCCAGCAATTAACGCCACGGCGCCAAGAATCCAAGTTACCGGGCTGAGCAGCATCATCTTGCCCATGAACAGGAAACCAAGGCCAATGGCGCGCAACCCGCTCAGCAGCGCGCCGCCGCGCACGATGCCAACAAGCCAGGTCAGCCCACGGCCCAGTGAAAGTACGCCGGGGATGAGCTGCGCCCCGGTCACGGCGAAACGGAAAAACGACATGGCCACGCCAAGGCCAAGAAATGCGACCGTTCCGGCGGCTACTGTCGCAATGGTCAGGCCCAGATACTTCGCCAGTTTCGGGTTGGCTTCCGCGAAATCGGTCAAATTCCCGGCTAGTGTATTCAGCCCGTTGATCAAGGGGTGAAGTGATTGGACTGCCGGGCCGACCGCTGCAGCAGCGAAGTTCTCAACCGAGCCGGTGAGTGCTTCCCATGTATTTCTGCTGCTTTGCAATGTTTTCCCGATGCGCTCTTGCAAGCTGGCTTGTTCATCAAACCGTTTTTGCGCCTCGGCATATCCTTTTGAGCCGTATTCGGCCAGAATCATCGCTGGCCGGGCGGCTTCAATGCCGAACAACGCGTTGCTGACAATGGAAACGCCTTTCTGCCCGTATTTCGCCTCGATGAGCTTGAATTTCTCAAACTCTTTGATCATCGCGTCGAGGCCGCGAAAGTTTCCTTTTTTATCGAAAAAATCGAACGTGATCTTCAGGTCGGAAAGAATGTCCTTGCCGACGCCTTTCATGCCGCGCTTTGCCATTTCCAGCATTTTGGGGCCGAGCGCAAGCCTGGTCAGCATCATGCTCATGTTCGTGCCAAAGCTAGATCCGTCCAGGCCTTTCAAGTTGGCCATGCCTTGCATGACCAGCATTTTCTTCATGTTCTCCGCGCCGGAGAGGTGCAGAATGTTCAACTGTGCCGCCTGGTACGATGCGGCCACACGCAAATCTTCGGGCTTCATGCCGAAGGCGAACTTGGCGCGCTGGGTGATGTCGGCCGTTTTTGCCAGCTCAGCGTCCGTCAGGTTGTATGCCTCGCGCAGCTTGACCACCGTTTCACCGGCAGATTCAGACGTCATTTTCAACACAACGCGCAGGTTTGCAGCAGCGTCCAGTGCTCCGCCCAGCAGGTTTTTGGCCGGGATGCCGAGGCTGAGCATTGTAGTGGTCAGGTTGGCGTAGTCGGCGGTGGTGCCAGGCAATTTATTACCGAGTTCGACAATCTGCGATCTCAGCTTGCCATATGTGGCGTCAATTTTTCCGCCGCGCTCCATCATGGCGACTTCAAGCGAGTTCAGCGCGTCATCCTGACGGACGAACGCGCCGATTGGGGTGCCCATCATTTTGCCGATGCCGTAAGCCGCGGCGACGTCGCCCATCCTTGAATTCAAGTCGGCGCGGTTTGCAGCATGTGCCGCGCCAAGCGCCTCCAGCTTGATTTTTCGCTGGCTAAGAGTCTCGATTTTACGGTCGAGCTTTTCGACCTGGTCGAGGTATTTTTTGACTGAGTTTCCGCCCCAAACCCATTCGCGATCCATCGCCGCAAGGGCTGTTTTTTGCTGCCCTTGCAGTTTTTCGACGGTCCGGCCTATACTGGATATGCGGTCGCTAACGCCACCGATGACGCCCATTACCGAGCCGGCGCCCAACGCGGTAAGAACGATGCCAAGCGAAAGGGTTTTAGACATGGACGAATCCCGCAAAGATTATGATCGCTCCCTGAAAGATGCCGGGGAGTTGCGTCATGGCTGGCATTGGCTGGCCACGACGCTGGTAATTCTTGTGGCTGTATGCGTCAATGATCCGCACAGCATTATTGATAACCCGATCGGTGCAGCCGTGTTCTACTCGCTGGCGGGGCTGTTAGCCAGCCCGTTGTCACACTTGGTCATGCGCTTTTTCCCGGAACCATATGCGTGGGCGGCGCGTAAACTTGGGGTTACGTGGCAGCCTGTTGCTTGATTTGCTCTACTGCAATTTCGCACCACTGCACCATATCCTGGCAATCCAGTTCGTCAATCTCAGACGGTTGGAACCGGAACCACCGGGCCAGCAGCGCCTTCATTTCCCACAGCGTTTTGCTGTCGAGCGCCTCGCACGAACAATCCCTGAAATTTGGACTGGACTTCAGCCAGATCGGCCAAATCCAGTTCCTCGATGTCTTCAACGGTCAGTTTTTCTTGCGTGAGCAGGGAAATAAGCACCAGTTCGCGCCGGGCCGGGTCGTTCGGTTCGATTCGCTGCGCTGCGGAAACATCTTTTGCCTTGCCGCGCCTGAGCGTAATCGTTGATACCGCGCCGGATGGTGTGTTCAGCGGGTAATCAAGGTCAATTTTTGCTGCGTAATTTGTGTTGCCCATATGGCCTCCTTGGTTGACTGAAGCCAGTTTCGCAGCGTAAGGCAATGAAGTCTTTTAACCGTCTTTAAAACAAAAACCGCCCCGGAGGGCGGCTTTGTGGAGTAGGAGATGATAGCCTCGGCTATCCGCCGATGCTTGCGCGATAGCTGGCCAGCTGATCTTCACCGCCCACGATGAAAATATTCGCCATGTAATCCAATTCAAGGATGTCTTCGCCGTTGATTTGCTGCTTGATGTACGTGGCGACGAACTGACTGGGGAACTCAGCGTTGTCATGCTGCTTGAAAGTTCCCATCGGGTTTTTCTTGAACATCACCGTCAGGTGCGTGACCAGGCTGACTTCTTCCACGCGCCCCTGCGAGCCATAGGTTTCAACGTTCGATCGGCATTGCAGCTGCACGGCCTTGTACGGGTTGGCCACTTTCGCCGCCACTTCGCGATACAGCGAGTTCCACTTGATCTCGCCCTCGAGCTTGTCGAAGCCGGAGGGTAATTCGATCTTGCCGACCATGCCCAGTGCCTTGTGCTCTGCCATCATCACGGTAATATCCGGCAGCTTGATTTCCTCGGCGCGCCCGAGCATCGAATTGCCGTCAATATAAATGTTGGCATTCGTGATGCGGTTGATACCAATTTTGCCAGCCATTATTTAGTCCCTTTCAGCGTGGTCAGGTATTCCGAGGTGATTTCGGTCTCTTGTGTCAGCCGTTCCATCGGCGGCGGGACGGTGTACCTGTAGCTGATCAGCAGGTGGCCCGCCGCGAGTTCTGTTTCTTCATTCCGCGCCGGGTCGAACCATGCCTTGAAGCCAAGCAGCGCCCCGTCGCCGATCAGCTTGCGGCCGTAGCTATTTTCAGATTCAACTAGCGCATCGATCAGCGCCTGGTTGATCGGCATGTCGGTGTACTGCAAGCTGTTGTATCGTATCGATTCATTGATCATGTCACCAGTGCGGCGCACGTTCTCGAAATTGCGCATGTGGGTGACGGTTGGCCAAGCGGCGCTACGATTGCCCCATAGCCGGTAGCCGCTGCCGTAGCTGTTAAATACCGTAGTGATGCCCACTTCGTTGAGCATGTTCACCTCGGATTGCGGATCGTCGATCATCGCCGACAGCTGGCGTTCGACGCCAGTGATGCCAAGCAGCTCCTGGTTCGAGCTGGACCACCAGAAGCCTTTTTCGATGTCCACCTTGGCGCGCAGGCCAGCGGCGCGCTGAGATAGCGGTTCAAGCCGGTCTGCGCCCGTCTTCGCATCGTAAACTTTCACGTGCGGGAAGCACAGGCGCACGCGGTCGCTACTGGTGTTGAAATTGATTGTGCCGGCGGGGCCACGACCGGCAATCGCCTGTGCAAACGTAGTGCCGATCGGTGCGTCGATGTATGTCATGGCGCCCAGCTTTTCGGCCGTCGCAATCAACTCGACCGCGACCGAATTCTGCGTGCAAAACGCCGGGGCGATCAAAATCTTGGCAAACAGGCCGTACCGGTTATAGGTGTCGCTCAGCGCCTTCATGCCGGTGCGGTTGCCAGCGGCATTCACCGCGCCGATGATGTCAGCCGCCGTCACCTTGGTCGGGTCAGCATAATCGTAGGTCGCTTTACCGACCGTTGCGCCTGCAGGGATTGTGCCGCTACCAAGGCGCACAATCTTGCTGGTGAGCGGCGTGAAGGTGTAATCGGTGTCCTTCGCATATGTCTTGCTGCCGTCGGCACTTTTCAGCACCAGATTGGCCGCCGCACCGTTTTCCAGATATGCGATGCCGGTGCTGGCGTCGAAAGTAACGGACTCATCCGGCACACTGGTTTTGTGCACATCCGGGTCGAGTACGTTGATCACGATCACCGTTCCAGCGCCGTGATCATAGATGGCGTCCAGCGCCTGCGGAATGGTGAAGCCAGGTAGCTGATCGCCAAACTGGGCAGCACTTTTTTCGGACAGCACCAGCGTCGGCACGTTCACGTCGCCCATCGGTGCGGTGCCGATCAGGCCGATGACCGCCGATTTGACGGTCTTGACCGGCCGTGGCCCGTTCTCGATTTCGATCGTTTCAACGCCGTGCAAATAGTTTGCAGCCATTTATGCCTCCTTGGCCGGTTTATTGGTTGCGGTGGTTGCCGCCGGTTTTGCTGCAACGATGGTCAGGTGCCCAAGCGCCAGCAGCGTGCCGACGTACCCATTGTCCTCCGGCAGTTCCACTTCCTTGCCGGTGTGCAACATCACTTCCTGCGGCTTGCCGCTAACATTCAGCGTAACGCCGGATGTTGGGCCGCTGTACAGATATTTAGCCATTTAAGATGCCTCCTCATAATTAACTGTTGTCAAAAGCGGCCCGCCATCGCCTTCGGCGTCTTCCACCAGCATGGCTTCGGCAGAAAAATCCACAACGTACTGCCACAGGCCAGCGGTTTCGCCCAGGAATTTTTCATCGGTGGCGCGCATTTTTCGGCAATCTGGCATGCGAAAACCCAGCAGTGCAGTGCGCACCAGATCCAGTACGTCCACCGCACCGCCGCGCCCGTTCAACTGTCGCATGACGACCGTGATGGTGATTTCCACATCACGCGGTTGCGCGATGTAGGTCACATCAATCGATTCGCCAAATTTTCCGCCGGAATAGCTCACCAGCAGCGCGCCCTTCGGATGGTTCAGCCGGTATTCATCCGGTTTGTCCGGGAAGTACTCGACCGCTAGTGCCGGAAATTTCGCCTTCAGGCGCTGCACCACGGCCTCAATCATTTGCAGAGTGGTGGCCATCAGTAACGCTCCAGCAGCTTGGTCGAGAAAACGCGCTGGTTTGCGCGCATCTTCATTTCGCCCGGCTCTGGTGTTGCTTCTCCGGTCGGCGCGCCAATGGTCAGCTTGCCGTCGCGGATGGATTCCAGCATCTGCATGGCTGATTTGTAGGTGCGGGTGACGGCATCCGGCAGGTCGCTGCCTTCTGGCCTGCGTGCATACAGCCAGTGCCGAGCCAGATTGACCGTCATGTTTTTCACGGCAGATGGCACTGGCTCCAGCGGCAGGTTGTAGCGCCCACGCAGGTGCGCATCCACCAGTTCCTCGGCCTGTGTGACGGCTTCCGATACCACAGCTTCGTTGATTGCGGCGGCTTCGGAATCGTCATTCGACAGCCACACCAGCGTTTGTGCCGGGATGGCCAACTGCAGGTCGGCGAGGGTGCAGTAGCGCATGGCCGTTATGCCGCCTTCAGCTCAACCAGCGCTTCCGGGTACAGACACAACGCCAGCGGGTTGGCCTGCGCTTCCAGATCCCAGCCTTTGCCCATCTTGCGCGGCTCGGCTTTGGCGTAATACGCCTGACCGAGGGTGTTGACCGTTTCGTTGTAGTTCGCCGGAGCGTTGACCATCTGGAACACACCCGTGGCAACCGGGAACACCTGTGCAACGTCGGCCGGAATGAACTTCTGGCCAGACACCTCGGCATCGTACTCAATGAACTCGATGTCACCATAGCGGAAACCTTTGCGCATGTCGCCGCCAAGCCGATCTTGCGCTTCCTGATAGCCAGCATAGGCGGCTTTCACGGTTTCGTGACTAGTCAGCTTATCGAAGAAATCCGAGCCGCAGTAGGCTCGGAAGCCGGTCACCATTACTCCGTTGAGCTTTTTTTCCGCGTGCCGCTTGGCATCCAGGCAGAGCTTGCGCACATCGGTCGCATTCGTGCCGAACGCGATGTTGATGCTCTTTTTCGTGACGCCAAATTCATCGAACAAGTTGTAAATCACCTTGCCATCTGCATCGAGCAGTTCGCCGCGCAACGCGCCGACACGCTGGAATTCGCGCGTGGCCTCAATGCTGTTCTTCAGGCCTTGCAGCTTGTCATTGATGACCGTGGCTTGCTGGTTTTGCACGCCTTCCTGGCCAAATGGCGCAAGATTTTGCAGATCCGATGGTAGCAGTTGCGCAGAGAGCGGCAAATGCAGCGTCTCGAATGTGCGTCGCTTGCGCTTATCACCCTTGACCGGCGCCGGGTCGTCGCTGCGCGAGGTATTCGGCACCAAAACCAGGCGGCCTTCGCGTTCGTCGATGACAACCGTCGTGGTGGCAATGCCTCGCTCCTGGAACAAGCCGGTTGCCCCGATTTTGCCTGGCACGGCGGGCAGCTTGTTGATGGCTGCCGTGAGCGTGGCAACTGTGAAAAGGTCTTCCAGATTCATGCAGTTCTCCTTTGGTTACAGGGCAGCGCGCACAACGATGCCGCGCGCGTTCAGTTCATCAATTGCCGCTGCTTTCTGCGCGTCGGTCGCGCCGGCCGGCCAGACCAGCGCCGTCGATTCGACTGCGGCACCGCGAGCGATGACGGTGCCTTTCGTGATGGCAGTCAGCGCGTCCACGTCTTCAGCCGCCACGGCATGCGCCACCTTGGCGTCGCCTTCGCCGGCCGGATTAAGCGCCTGGTACTTGCCGGACACCTTGGCCAGTACGGTGCCGAGCGGGTATTCCGCACCGGCGGCAAAATCGGCCTTGTCTTTCGTCCATCCCGGCTTGACTTCGGTCAGCAGCAGATCGCTGATGGTTTTGGGCTGTTCAAATGTCGCCATCGTTTGCTCCTATCGTTGCGCCGCTGCACGCGATTCAGCATCGGCCAGCAGCGGATTGGTTTTCGATTGCGTGGCAGTGCGCTCCTTGGTGGCTGATTCGCCGAATTCGACCACCGGCGGGGCGTCGGCAAACATGGCGCGCAAGGCTTTGCCAAGCGGCTGCCGGTCTTCACATTCGCCGAACTCGACTTCCTTGCCGTCGCTGCCTGGCGCGCCGACCTGGTCCAGCGCGGCCACCAGCGCAGCCTTGTGCTTCGGCGCCAGCCTGCCTTCGCCCACCAGCTGCTCGGCAAATGCAGCGTTATCTTCATGGCGCGCGTCGGCTGCTTTCTTCGCCTGTGCAGCGCGCAGCGCATCGATCTGTTGTTTCAGCTGGGCGTTTTCTGCCTCCAGCGCGGCTTTCTGTTCCGGGGTCACTTCATGGCTCTCCTCAGGTGATTGGGCGGGATTCCCTTTCGCGTCCGCCGTCGCTTTTCGTAATGGTTCGGCAAATGCCGGTTGGGATAAATCGTCTTTGCGAGCGGCCGCCTCAACGTCTTCGACGTACCAGCCGGGCAATGCCTGGTCGGCATCCTCAGCGCCAAACTTCGCCAGCAGCCAGTCACGCAGGCGGCGCAACGCACCGGCCACCGGCCAGGCGGGCGCATCGGCAAATGCAACCGGCTCCTGAAAGGCCACGCAATCGTCGCCATCGGAAAAGGCGGGATCGTCCAGCCCCTTCACGCCGGGCGGCTGTGCGCCAAGAAAACCAACGTGGCGCAGATACCAGACGCCTGGCACGGGGTTGTTGGGTGAATCAGGACGGTAGAATTTGGCGGACACCTTGCCGTAGCGGCGCTGGCCAACCTGTTCGGCAAATGCCGGGGCCACATCGCGCGGCACGGCAAACAGCCCGCGCGCATTGGCAGCAAGCGAAGCCACCCAGCCTTGGGCCGGGTCGTCAGTCGAAGGATGGCCAATCACCAGTGGCGCTTCATGCGTGCCAGGCGCGTAGGCGCTGGCTGTGGCCGCAAGGTCTGCTTCGGTGAATTCAATCGCCTCGCCAGCCATCGTGGTGTGGCGGCCAGGCTTGAAAATGTGGATTGGGTTCGCATTCATGCCGCCATATTGCCGGGCAGGCGCGAAACGATCTTTTAATGCGGTTTAAAGCTTTTGGCTTGGGTGTCGCTGGAGTTTGGTCGGGAGGATGCGCGCTGGAATGGCGCGGGGATAGCTTTATAAATGTTTATATGACGCTGGCAAGGAACGATGGGGTAGACGCGCGAGGCTGCGAATTTTGAGGCGCTAGATACCCAAATTAAAAGCTCTCATATGAAGCGGCTAGTCGGTCGTATCTGACTGCCGGAATCTTTGGTGTACGGAATACAAATGCGCAATTCTGAAAACGTGCATTGTTACCGCAGCCAATGACGTGAGGGCATAAAGGAATAGGCAAAAGCCGACCGACCCGGATAACAGATTTAGATAAGGGATCAGTTTTTCAACGAATGTCGGCCAGGGCACATAAAAATGTAATGAGCCGACAATGATGGCGTAAATTAAGGCTGCCAACTGAATAAGGATGAAATGCACGAATGCCGCGCACAACGAAACATAAATAGTTGGTTTGTTTTTATCCTCATCAGGCTCGGCCAGAATAGCTCGAAATTTTTCATCACCAAATCCGATGAATATTGCAAACCCGCCCAAGGTGAACCCAAGCAAGTTTGGCATGACACTAATGACTTGTTCCCACCATTTAGGTTGCGACCAGCTATTCCAGGTAACGAGAAGAAGTAGCACCGCCGCATGAAAATATGGTGAGCGCAGCACAGCACTGCGCCCGCCATATGCACCCCAGTAACGTTTGATGTTTTCAAATGCCCCAGAGTATTGATCAAACCACTTTTTTTCTACATTGGTCATGCGGCGTCAAGGTGAGTTGCCGTGCGTGTCAAAACATTCCTTGTTGATTCAATATTTGGGTCAACAAGTGCCGACTGAATCATCGGGGACTGCGTTGTGGATTCAATCAATTTTCCACCCGTCGCGTCACGCCCTTCGCCTACTACTTTACCATTATGTGCCGCCATGCGCGCAAGTGATTTGGTCTGTTCGTCTGGCGCAAGGCTTCCGTTCCGCTCGGAAATCAGGCTTTGGGTGTACTTTTTTGCGCGCTCATTAGCCATTTTTTCCATGAATCTCCTTTCTTCATCGACGCCGTCATCCGCATTGGGGCGAACTAACTCAATATGCAATTTTTGCAGATAAGGCATGCTTAAGATTCGCTCAACGGATTCAGCTTCTGGAACGACCGTTACTTCGATTTCCGGGTAGCGTTTTTCCGCTACAAGGCGGCCCAAAATGTTGTTGAGTATTTTTTTTAGCGTTCCTGCTCCCATGCTGGTTTTCCCGTCTTTTGTGATGAAATAAAGCCGGTGAGTTTTGGGGTGGAATACATATGGGATCCGCTGCATATGGGCTAGTAGGTGATCAGGAATGCTGACTTCTCGCAACTCGGATTCTGTTGCGACGTCTTTTGTGCTTGTGTTAAACCACGTTTCATTAGGATCGATTTTTACGAATCGCCAGATCTCACCGTTGATAGGATCCAGCGCGTCATCTGGGTTTTCTTGGTAGGCCGATCCGAGCACGGAGTAGTGGACATTGCTGAGTTTGACCTTGGCGCCAAGTTTGTAGGCGTCAAAGAACATTTCAACATAACGCTTCGGAGAGTGCGGCTTGTGCATGGCAATATTCAAAGCTGCAATCAGAATGGTTCTGCTTCGGCTCATCAACAATTCCTTTCAATGGTTTGTATTACATTAACACCCATGGTTCTTGAGTGGTCGCGCTGACTGATATTTGGCATAAAACTCACACAGCGGCCGCTGGCTCTGCACAATCGCTGGCACGGCATTGGCGAAAGCGAAGGATTCCTGATAACTCAATTCCTTGAAGTTCTGCGGCAGCTCCTTGCGGTGATAGGTCAGCACCGCCCAGTCTGCGCCGGATTTGTCGAACACCCGCACCCATAGCCGGTCAACGTCATCACGCTCAAAGGCAAGCTTTGCGGTCTTGTGAATGCGCCCGGCCAGACTGTTCCAGTCCTGGGCGCTGTCCCACTGGTATGGCTGGGTGATATGTAGCTCGACGTTATAGGTGGCCTTACCACCTTCCTTCTTGAATTTACCGTCTGTCCCGACCGCCATTTGGTGAAGCCGCAATTCCTTTACATTGGGTGCAATGCTTTTGATGTACTGGTCTAGCGGGGCGCCTATCGAAACGTTGGGCGTGCCGTCAGAACACCCGGCAATCATGAAAACGGTCGTGGCAAGCGCGGCCAAATATTTCCGCATGTACACCTCCAGTAATGCAGGCGGCAGGCAAAGCCTGCACCCTACGGGGTAAAACCTATGCGCCATTCTGGCGCGCCTGTTTCTTCCAGCTTGCGATAATGCGATATACGTTTTCCAGCTCAAGGCTGGACAGGTCTTTCAGTGAGCGGCCGCTGTAACGCTCAGCCAGTAGTTTCGGTATGTCTTCATTTCTGCCGATTTCTGCGGCAGCGGCATGGATGAAGCTGTAGCGGCTGTTGCGCCAGTCTGGGTCTTTGGTCGGCGCGTTCTTCGAGGCGCGTAGCCTCGCGCACCAGGTTTGCAAATAGGCCTTGGCTCGTTCAAATGCGTCGGCCGGAATCAGGTGGTAACTGGTGACCTTGAGCTTGGCCGTGAGTGCGGACCAGACGGCAGCGTGCCGTTTTGGACTCTTTTTGATGGTGGCTTCAAGCCGGATGATTTCATTCACCAGTTCCCGTAATTCGAACTTGTGCGCTTCACTGATGTGTTGAGCACCCGGTTGGATAACGACCTTGATGACGGGGCTGGCGGCCATCTGCAGATGGATGGCACCCTGATGGCCAATGATGTTGTGGCTGCCGGTTATGTGGCCGGTCTTGATGTGTGAGTGGTTGTGATGCTTTATATCCCGGTTTGCCATCTCACCGGATACATCCGATCCAACCGTTTGTTTAGCACGCATTGTTGTTATTGTTGGTGTTAAGAGTTTTGCGCCGGGGAATCCTCATGCTTCGCTAATAAAATCGAACGCACCCGGACTGCGGTGCGCCGTGGCGCAAGATGGAAATGTACGACCGCCCAAGCCATGCCAAGAAATCCTGCAATGGTCGTAAAGAATTGCAGATTTGCGTAAACCCCAGGGCGAACCAGGATCATGCCGGACGCCATGATTGCTATGTAAAACGCGAACAGGGTCAGCATCACGATGCCGAACCACAACTCCAGCTTCGGGGTAAAGGTTTTAAGTTTTCCGGTGTCCGGGTCGTAGCTTAAAGACCTGACTCGCCAGGCTTGAGCCAATTCTTTGGCCGTGAAACGGTGGTTTGACAGCAGGCGTTCAAGTGTTTCGCGTGTTTCTGGTGGGCACCAGATGCCGGTATCTTTGGCGAATTTCTTTTGGCGTTCTGATTCTGGGGTATTGCCTTTAAGTGGGCAATCCTCAACACCGGGGCAAACGATGATATCTCCATTCTGGGTAACGTTGCCGCCTTTTTTGACGGTGTCGATGCGCTGGGTAATCACGATTTTCCTTTACCGCTTTTGCTATCAGAAGCGTTCGTATACGTAATGTTGCCTGTCTGTGTCAGCGCGCCGCTAACGCCCCCCTTGATAACTTGTTTGACCGGCTTTTGCATCGCGCTTATTCCTTGAACACCTTGCAGGGCGCCAACGGCTGCCATCTTGCCGGCGAGTGGTGCCGCCCGAAAGAGTTCAAGCAACTGCAGCTCATCTGCTGTAAGGGTTGTGCTGCTTGGGGTCTCGCCGATGCCTGTAAGTAGCCACCCTGGATCGGCGCCGAATTTTTCTCTGAGAATTAACAGGGACGCGCCGTCAGGAAGAGCCTCGTTCGCCTCCCAACGCGTCACAGTCTTTCTATTTACTCCAAGCGTCTCGGCAAATTCAGCGACTCCGCGCGTGGCTCGGAGTAATTTAATTCGGTCACCTGTCGTTTGGGACACAAAAACCCCTTTACATAGGGACATTTATGTCCCATAATTAACTCACACTAACGCCCCCAAAGCGTTTTAAACCAACACTAACAGGAGCGCAAAAAATGGCGACTCGCACCCCTGATGATGTACGTGCCGAATTCCTTCGCAAGGGGATTTCGATCACATCGTGGGCCATCAGCCACGGTTTTACTCCAAACCTCGTTTTTGAAGTTCTTGCCGAGCGCAAGAAATGCTTGCGCGGCCAGTCGCACAAAATCGCGGTTTTGCTTGGCTTGAAGCAGGGCGAAATCGCCGATCCGAAGTCGATTGACAGCCGCCTTGCTGCGTGAGGCCGGTATGAGATTGCTCATGTCGATAATCTGCCAGCAGCTGGCCAGCCAGCTTTTCAAGCATCTGGCTGCCAACCGGCGCAATTTCAGCTTGTCGCCTCAGCATTGCTTGCAGCAGTTGTTCATCAAGCAGGCCATGCCGCTGCAACATTCCGGCCATCACAAGGAAGGCCTGGGTCAACCCAAACAACGCTTCATCACGGGATAGTTCAGCCATGACTTACCTCGCATCAAGAATTATCACCCTTTCATCGTATCCACTGCAAACCTTTTTTGCTACGCGCAAAAAGGAAATTTGTTTGGAAGCGGGATTTGGAGGGCAATTCCAATGAGCCGCCGGAATTGGAACCGCATTCAGCCTTCCTCGTTGCGTAACGCGCTGGAGTTGTGCAAAGACTTTGCCAAGGCCAGGCGCAACCTGTCAGTTGAGCGCATCGCTGAACAGATGGGGCTGACCGATCACTGGACCGTTTACAAGTGGATTCAAAGCGGTCGAATCCCGGCAAACATGATTCGCCCATACGAGGCTGCATGTGGCATCAACTATCTCACTCGCTGGTTGGCCGCGAGCAGCAATCATCTGCTGATCGAAATTCCTTCGGGGCGCACAGTCAATACAGAAGGCGTGCAGGCGCTGCAGGAATCGCTCCATGCGGCAGTTGGCACATTGATTCAGTTCTACGGCGGCAAGGCTGAGGCGGATGAAACGTTGGCAACGATTCAGAACGCGATGGAAGGGCTGGCATTTCACCGCGCTAACGTCAAAAAACACGCTGAACCGGAACTTGATCTGGGAGGTGACGCCGGATGAGCAAAACCGATTACACCAGCGACAGCCAGCAGCGCATCCTCAAAACCATGCTGGTGATGTTCGGGCATGAAATCGATGGCCTCGCACCTGGGCAGGTGTCAAAGCTGGTTGGCAGCAGCCCCAGCAATGCCACACGCGATCTAGCAAACCTGATCGAAGCAGGCATTGCCGAGAGGGTTCCCCACAACGACAACTACCGCCTTTCCCCAATGCTCGGGCAAAAGGCAATGGCAATTTTGACCAACATAGATCGTGCGGCGCGCCGGGTGGATGAAACCCGTCAGCGTTACACGCGCACCACCTAACAGGAGATTGAACGTGGCAAGAAATTCCAAACAACTTCCGCAAGTTATTGAGCCTGATGTGAACGTTGAGCAGATTAGCGCCGATATGCAGGCGGTCAACGCACTGGCGTTGATGAACAGCGAAAAGGATGAATCGGCGCGCGCAACCGCGAAATTGCTTGGCTACATGCTGCCGGCAGACTGCACTGATCCGGATCTGATTCAGCGCGATATTGCCGCCAACATGCGCCGCAGCGTGGAGGCGTGTCTGGAGGTTGGGCGCGGGTTGGCGGTGCTGAAAGCGGCTTGCGGCCATGGGAAATTTCTTGAGCGCCTCGATGTGCTTGGCATAGAAACGCGGGTTGCGCAGAAATTCATTGCGTCTGCGGTGAAATTTTCAAATGCGGCGTCAACGCCGCTTTTGAAAGCCATTGGCAATCAGACCAAGCTTTTCGAAATGCTGGTTCTGGATGATGAGCAAATAGACGAATTGGCAGAGTTTGGTCAAACCGGCGAACTGGCGCTTGATGACATCGCCACCATGTCGGTCAAGGAACTGCGCGCCAAACTGCGCGAGGCGCGGGAAAACGCAGAGGCAAGTGCCCGGGTACTTCAGGCCAGAAACGAAAAAATCGACGAACTGGACGCATCGCTGGCCAAAAAGCGCGTAAAGACCGTGCCGCCGGAAGAGGAAGGCAACGAAATCCGGAAAGAGGCCAGCCAGATTGCCTTCGCGGCAGAAGCAGAGCTGCGCGGCAACTTGCGCAATGCATTCCAGACGCTGGCCGACCACAGTGAAAAAACCGGAATTCCACACGACGAATTCATGGCCGGCCTAGCCTGCCAGATCGAGCATGCGCTGCGCCAGTTGCGCGGCGAGTTCGGCATCAAGGACGCGCCCGATGGCGATGACATCCCCGCGTGGATGCGCCAAACCGGATCAGATACAGCGGTCGCGCAGGATTAAGCATGGCCGCCATTACCGAACGATTGGTCGCGGTCGCCCATGCCGCCCGGCGTGCGGGTCATGGTGGCAAAAGGGAGATTTACGATGCGGCGTGCCGTGAACTGTGCATGTCTTACGCCACGCTGCAGCGCAAACTGAAGGAGGTGACAGTGACGGACAAGCGCAAACGCCGCTCGGATGCCGGGCAGACATCGCTGCCACGTGATGAAGCAATGGTGATATCGGCGCTGCTGATGGAATCAACGCGCAAGAACGGCAAGCGGCTGTACTCCATCAGCGATGCGGTGCAGACGCTACGCGCCAATGGGTTGGTGCGCGCCGAGTTTCTCGATGCTTCAACCGGCGAAGTCAGGCCGTTATCTGAAACGACGATAATTCGCGCATTGCGTGGCTACAACCTGCATCCTGAGCAGTTGCTTGCACCGGAACCGGTGACAGAGCTGGCCAGCCTGCACCCGAATCACGTGTGGCAGATTGATGCCAGCCTGTGCGTGCTGTATTACCTCAAGCCTTCGGCCGATGCACGTGCCAATGGCTTGCGCGTGATGGACCACACGGAATTCTACAAAAACAAGCCGAAGAATCTGGCGCGTGTCGCTGCCGATCGCGTGTGGTCGTATGAAATCACAGACCACACATCCGGTTGGATTTACGCCGAATACGTGATGGGCGCGGAAAGTGGTGAAAACCTGTGTTCAGTGCTGATTAACGCTATGCAGGATCGCGGCGGTGCAGACATGATGCACGGTAGCCCGGCCAAGCTGATGCTCGATCCAGGCTCGGCCAACACGGCGGCGATGACGCTCAATCTGTGCAAGTCGCTCGGTATTGAAATGATCGTGCATAAGCCGGGCAATGCGCGCGTGACGGGGCAGGTCGAGAATGCGCGCAACATCATTGAGCGCAAGTTCGAACCAGGGCTGAAATTCCAGCCGGTGAATAGCCTCGACGAACTGAACGCGCTGGCGAAGAAGTGGCGGGCGCATTTCAATGCCACGGCGGTGCATTCACGCCACGGCCAGACGCGCTCGGCAGTCTGGATGCAGATCACGGCGGAGCAGCTGGTTACGGTGCCGTCTGTTGATGTGTGCCGCGAGCTGGCAGTGGCCGCGCCGGAGAGCCGCAAAGTTTCGCCAAAACTGTCCGTGTCTTTCCGTGGGCGCGAGTATGACGTGGCCACGGTGCCTGGTGTGATGGTGGGCGAAAAACTGATGGTCACACGCAACCCGTGGCGCGACGATGCGGCGCAGATTGTGCTGGTTGGCGAAGACGGGCGCGAGGTTTACCACGTCGTCAAAGAAATCGAGAAAAACGAATTCGGTTTCAGCACTGAGGCGATTGTCATCGGCGAAGGGTTCCGCCGCCATGCGGATACGCCAGCGCAGGCGGCGAAGAAGGAAATCGAACAGCTGGTGACCGGAACCAGCACACAGGCAGAGGCCGAGGCGGCGCGCAAGGCTAAATCGCTGCCGTTTGGCGGGCGCATCGACCCATACAAACATATCGACGAAACGCAGTTGCCGACATATTTGCCACGTCGCGGCACCGCGCATGATTTGGCCGCACCACGCGTCGAATTCCCGCCGCTGTCGCATGTGGAGGCGGCAAAACAGATCAAGCAGCGCATTGAAGCCGATGGCGCCACGTGGTCGGCCGAAACCTTTGCCTGGCTGCGCCAGCGTTACCCAGACAGTGTTCCACAAGACCAGCTCGACAGCATCGTTGCCGAGCTGACAGGCCCGCGCTCGGGCAAACAAACCCCGCTGTTGCGGGTGGCAGGAGGCATGAAGTGATTTGATAACCGGAGGCAATCGTGAAACTGAAACTGAAAACCATATTACAGGCACTAGGCATCAAACAGGCGGCACTGGCATCCCATCTGGCGCTTTCAACGGCCACCGTGGCGCAGATCGTGAACCACGGCATATGGCCAAAAAGCATTGACCAGGAAGACATCAAGGTGCGCATCGTTGATTTTTTGCAGTCAAACGGCGCGGTGGAAGCAGATTTGAAGGACGTATTTGAAGGGCAGGAACAGGAAAAATCGGCAGCAATCGAAACGAAACAGGAGGAGACGATGTTACTCAGAAAACAAACTTTGTTGCAGTCAACACGCAAGCATTTCGGGATGTTTCTTGATCCGTTTGCCAACGATGTGCAGTCGCATGCAGATATGTACGTCAACCCGGAAATTCGCTATGTGCGCGAAGCGATGTTTGCCGTTGCCCGTCATGGCGGCATGCTGGCAGTGATTGCGGAATCAGGCGCGGGCAAAACCACGCTGATGCGCGATTTGGAAGACCGCATTGAGCGCGAGAACCAGCCGATTCTGATGATTCGCCCCTATGTGCTGGCGGCGGAAGATAACGACCAGAAGGGCAAAACGCTGAAATCGTCGCACATTGCCGAGGCCATCATGGCGGCGGTTGCGCCATTGGAAAAGCGGAAATCCAGCCCGGAAGCGCGCTTTGCCCAACTGCACAAGGCGCTCAAGGAATCTCACACCGCCGGCTATCGGCATGTGCTGGTGATTGATGAAGCGCACTCGCTTCCGATCCCGACCATCAAGCACCTGAAGCGTTTCTTCGAGCTGGAGATGGGGTTCAAGAAACTGCTGTCCATCATCCTCATCGGGCAGCCGGAGTTGAAGGTCAAGCTGTCCGAGCGCAACGCAGACGTGCGCGAAGTGGTGCAGCGCTGCGAGATTGTGGAACTCGCCCCCATTGAGCCAGGGCGTCTTGAAGAATACCTGAAATTCAAGTTCGACCGGCTGGAAAAACCGCTGGTCGAAGTGATTGATGCTAGCGGCATTGATGCTTTGCAGTCGAGGCTCACGGTGGCCAGCACGCGCCGCGACCGTTCGGATTCGGTCAGCCTGCTGTATCCCCTGGCCATTGGCAATCTGCTGGCTGCGTCCATGAATCTGGCGGCAGAAATCGGCTCGCCACTGGTGACCGCAGACGTGGTCAAGGGGGTGTGACATGCAGACGAATGTTCATCCGCTGAAAAACCATACCGCGCCGCCAAACCATTTTGGCGTTGTGTTTTCCGAACCGCTGATTGCGCGCCTGGCGGCACTCAATGTAGCCATGCGAGGTTTGCGTGCGTTGGGCTACGCAGCGGCGTATCAGGATCTGAACGCAGGCGGGGCGCGACCCGTCATCAAGCTGCGCCTTGGCGCAGGACAATCGATTGCGGCGCTATTGGATGGCGGTGGCCAGATACAGGCGCCGAGAAAAGTGTTGTTCAAGGATGTGCATGTCATTTTAGATGATGAACAGGCACAACATAAATCACAAACCGTTGAAGGAGAAGCCGAGCATGGCTAGCAGGCAACGAATCAAGGCGACAGCAGAAATCTGGGTGGCGCAATCGCGCGATGAAGTGGCGGCGGCCATCAAGCAGATTGGCGACATCAAGCGCGAATCTGATCGCCTGACGGCAAACATGAACGATGAGATTGCCGCCATCACGGAAAAGTTCCAGCCGCAGATTGATGCGCTCAAGGCGCGGATGGCATCGATACAGTCTGGCGTGCAGGTTTGGTGCGAAGCGCACCGTGCAGAATTGACGCAAGGCGGCAAAACCAAGACGGCGAACCTGATCACGGGCAACGTGCTGTGGCGGCAGCGCCCGCCATCGGTGGTTATCCGCGGGGTGGATGCCGTGCTCGAGCTGCTGCGCAAAATGGGGCTTGGTCGGTTCATCCGCACCAAGGAAGAACCCAACAAGGAAGCCATGCTCAATGAGCCGGATGCCGTGCGCGCGATACCAGGCATCACCGTCGTGAGCGGCGTTGAGGATTTCGTGATCGAACCGTTCGAACAGCAAACGCAATGAGGTGAAACCATGGCAAAAGATATGACCGGAACCGGCCGTGAGGTCGATTACTTGAACCCGCAACCACACCAGTTCGACGTGGCCGATATTGCGCGTGGCATGGCCAATACGGCGCGTTTTTCGGGGCAATCGCAGATGTATTACTCGGTGGCGCAGCATTGCGTGCTGATGAGCAGGCTGGTTTCGGCGGAGCACGCGCTGGAAGCATTGCTGTGGGGCGCGGCCAAGGCTTACTGCGGCGATTTGACTGCCGGGTTGAAATTCCTGCTGCCGGATTACACCGAAATCGTGCGCGGCATGGACACCGCCATTCGTGAGCGCTTCGGCTTGCCGCGTACGCAAAGCGGACTGGTTGAGATTGCCAACAAAATGGTGCTGGCGGCGGCATATCGGGATTTGATGCCGCAGGGCACTAGCTTCCCTTTGCCGGACGACATCAAGCCGCTGTCCATGAAGGTGCATGCCGTGCATTCCGTGCGCGCACAGGGCATGTGGCTGGAGCGGCTGGTGGAATTGCAGGGGCGGGTTGACAAGGTGGCGGCATGATTACCGTCACCGCGCGCTGGCGGCCAAATACTGAAAAGCCCACTGGCCGCATTACCACGGCCTTGATCGCCGTGCCGCTATGCGCTGAAGGCGAGGATGACGATGGTTTTATGTTGTTGCCATACATTTATGCGGGCAATTCAAAGGGCGAGTGGTGGAATGAAAATACGCGCGAGCCAGTTCAGCATGCGGTTTTCTGGTGGCTGCCGGAGATAGACTTGACTGCAGCGTTGGATGTGGCGCTCCAACGCATGCAGCGAAAGGATGCCGCGTGAATGAAAAACGCCAGCGCCTGATTCGCCTGATCCACGTCGGCCGGCGCGATCTGGGCATGGCCGATGACAGCTATCGTGCCGCGCTGATGACGATTGCTGGCAAAACCTCATCGGCCGATCTGACGATTCCAGAGCTGGAACGCGTTTTGGAACACCTGAAACGATGCGGGTTCAAGGTGCGTTCCAAGGGCGGCACGCGGGCGCTGGCGGATGATGAACAATCATCGAAGATTCGCGCACTGTGGCTTGATCTGCACGCGAAAGGAGCGGTGCGCAATGCCTCCGAAGCGGCGCTGGCGGCGTTCGTCAAACGCATGACGGGCGTGGCCGCATTGCAATGGTTGTCATCAAAGCAGTCCAGTGAAGTCATCGAAATGCTGAAAAAATGGTCTGAACGAACCGACAGGAGCGCGCATGAATGAACGTGATCGATGCCGCAGCAAGGGGCCGGAGCTGCTCAATGATCTGGCCGATAAAGTTTCTGTGGCGCTGGTTGAACTGATCGAGCTGGACAAGCCGCTTGCCGAGCATGTTGGCCTTGAAGTGGCCAACCGCATGGCAACGCACTGGGGCGGGCAGCTGGTGTATTTCCCGATCGGCACGGCCATGAAATTGTCTGCACGTGATGTGTCGATCTGGAACGATTTCAACGGCAACAACCATAGCGATCTTGCGCGTAAATATGGTGTTTCGCTGCAATGGATTTACAAAATCGTGAAAACCATGCGTGCGGAGGATACCGCGCGGCGGCAGTCCGCGCTTTTCCCCATTGAATAGTTTTAATCCAATTTAAAAGACGCGCCAATCACGCGCGCGTAACGTGGGTGCATGACTGCGCCCACGATCAAACCCACCTGCGGCAACTGCGTACACCTTGTGCGCAAGCTTGCCCCCTCTGCTGATTCCAATACCCACAAGATGGCCGACCTTGGCTGGTTCGTCTGTGCTCATCTGGAGCGCTGGCGGTTTTTTCATGCCAATTCGTCGTGCGCGCTGCCATCCAAATTTTTCCCGATCAATCCCATCAAGGAGGCTTCATGCTGAAATCCCTTTTCACGAATCTCGTCGGTGCTGCACGTGCGCGCATGTCGCTTTGGCTCATCGTCAGCGTTTTGCTGCTTGCGTCCATTGCGGTTACCGCGCCCCGGCTGCTGCCGGTGTCGCTCTACAAGCTGAGCCTGATCACGACTGCGGCTTGGGTGGCGTACTGGATCGACCGCGGCCTGTTTCCGTATGCGCGGCCAGACGGTTTCACGATGGATACGCAACAGCTGCTTTATGCATCTGCCATGATCCGCCGCGCCCTCATCATTTCCGCAGCCATGATCGGCGTGGCGCTGGGGGCGTGATGCGCATTTTTGCGCTTCTACTATCATTGTTGCCGCTGGCGGCGCAGGCGGCTGACACTCCGCGCGAGGCGCTGCGCTGGCGTAGCACACTGGTACGAGAGGCAAGGCAGGCGTGGGGTATTGATGCGCCTGTTGCGGTGTTCGCGGGGCAAATCCATCAGGAGAGTCGGTGGAATCCGGACGCAATCAGCCGGGTTGGCGCACGCGGCATGGCGCAATTCATGCCAGCCACCGAGCGCTGGGCAAAACAGGCATTGCCTGGCTTGGCAGATGGCGGCGCAACGAATCCGGTATGGGCGATGCGCGCGCTTATCCGCTACGACGACTATTTGATTCAACACATCCCGCCAGAACGAACTGACGGCGTATATGCGCTTTTCTGGGCCGCGTTGCGCTCATACAACGGTGGTCTAGGCCACTGGCTGGCAGAAGCCAAAAACGCCAAATCGGCTCGGCGTGAAGATGTCGACGCCGCTTGCGGCACGGCCAAACGGCACAAATCCCATTGCCGGGAAAACCTCAACTACCCCAAGCGCATCCTGGTGGATTTGCAACCACTGTATGCGTCGTGGGGCGACGGAGTCGCGCCATGAATCTATCTGACATTTCCACTGCATGGGGCGCAGCGCGTGTGCTCTCTACCGGAAAACTCATCATTTATGCCATTGCCATCGCTGTGATGGCCGCCATCATCGGCGGCGCAGGTGGTGCCTGGCTGGGCTATGACTATGGCCACTCAAAAGGCAAGGCCGAGGTCGAAACGCTCAAAACCCGGCACGCCACTGCGCTGGCGCAGGCGCATGACACCGCACGCCGCGAATACCAGGTCGAAACCGAGCGCGGCAACAAGGCAGAACGCGCACTGGTGGCGGCAAAACAGCAATTTGCGGCAGAGCGCAAATCACTTCTCAGGAGAATCAACGATGTCACGACCGTTTACCAGCCAGCGCCTGGCGCTGTGCCTGTTGCCTTGCCTCGCGCTGTGTTCACTGCTGGCTTCGTGCAGTTCTACAACGCCGCCATTGGTGTGCCCGGAAACCAAACGCCCGCCGCTGCCGGCGGCGCTGGCGACACGCCCGCAACCGGCGCAACCGCTGACGCCGGGCTACTCGACAGCGGAATCAGCCAGGCGGACATCCTTGCCCACGTTGCCGATTACGGCGAACGGTGCCAGGGGCTAGCAGCGCAGGTCAATGGGCTACTGGATCTGCATGAAGGTAAAGGCAGCCCATGACGGATATTTCAGACAAAGCCACCGAACGCGAAGAACTTGATCGCGCGAATGCATTGGCGGCGCAGCGGCAGCGTGCCGTCATGGGCGGTTCGTCATTGAGCCATTGCGAAGAGTGCGGGGAGGAAATACCAGCCGCTCGCCGGGTGGCATTGCCAGGCGTGCGCTTGTGCGTTGGATGTCAATCAGAAATTGAGCAAAAAAGGAGATTACGCAAATGACGGTGCAGGTTGAATTGTGGCAGCTGATATCACTGGTGGTCAGCCTGATGCTTGCCTTTTTAGGGTTTGCTTTTGGCGCCGGGCGCATGTTGCTCTCCCAGATTGACCGTCGGCTCAATGAGCGCTTCGAGGTAATGGAAAAGGAACTGCAGGGCTGGTCTGGGCTGGAGCGGGATTTTCTGAAATTCCAGGCCGCGCTGCCACTGCAATACGTGCGCCGCGAAGATTTCGTGCGCAATCAGACGGTGATTGAAGCGAAGCTTGATGCGCTGGCGATAAAAATTGAAACCCTCCAGCTGAAAGGCCAAAAATGAATATTGACCCGGCGAAAATCCGACGCGAAAGCCTGCGGTGGTATTTGATTTTGGCATTGAACAATGCACGCCCTAATGAACTGGTCGAGGATGTGATTCAGCAGACGATGCAATCCATCTACCCCGACGTGACGCCGATTGAGGTGCGCAAGGAGCTGGATTATCTGGCCGATCGTGAACTGGTCAAGCTGCGCAAGGAACCAAGTGGCCGCTGGTGGGCAGATTTGACGCGATACGGCGTCGATATCGCCGAATACACCATCGCGTGCGATCCAGGCATTGCCCGCCCGGCGAAGTACTGGGGCTGACATGGCACCGCGCAACAAGGTCGGTCAACTGCCGGCGGAAGTCCGAGACTGGCTGGACAAGGCACTGTTGAATGCCAATTTTGGTGATTATGTGGCGCTGGAGGAAGCGCTGCGCGCCAAGGGGTTTGCCATCAGCAAATCGTCCATCCACCGCTATGGCCAGAAAATTGAGCGTCGGCTGGCCGCCATCAAGGCCAGCACCGAAGCGGCACGGCTATTGACCGAAGGCGCGGCAGATGATCAGGATGCGCGCTCGGAAGCGGTGATTGCGCTGGTGCAGACCGAAATGTTTGAATCCATCGTGAATTTGCAGGAAGCCACCGAAGAGGATATTGACCCGGCAGAACGCATAGGGCTGCTTTCGAGCGCCGCCAAGAACATCGCAACGCTGGCGCGCGCCAGTGTGAACCAGAAGAAATTCCGGCAGGAGGTGCAGGCACGTGCGCAAGCCGCAGCAGAAAACGTCGAAAAAATCGCCAAAAAGGGCGGGCTGTCGGCGGAGTCGGTCAGCCAGTTGCGGCGCGAGATTTTGGGGATTGCGCAGTGACAGCCGTTCCGGCAAATCTGCCGAATACCGCCACGGTTGATGCACCAGCCGTGCTGATGGGCTATCAGCAGCGCTGGGTGGCGGATGCTTCTCCATTGAAGGTGATCGAAAAAAGCCGCCGCACCGGCCTGACATGGGGCGAGGCGGCGGACGATGTGCTGACAGCGGCTTCGGCACGAAATGCCGGTGGCCAGAACGTGTATTACATCGCCTACAACCAGGATATGACGATTGAATACATCCAGGCATGCGGCATGTGGGCGCGGGTGTTCAATTATGCAGCGGGTGAAATCGAAGAAGGTTTCTGGGATGGCGATGAGGAAGACAAGCACATCAAGACTTTCACGATCCGCTTTCCGGCATCGGGTTTTCGTATTGTTGCGCTGAGTTCGCGGCCGTCCAACCTGCGCGGCAGGCAGGGCGTGATCGTGATCGATGAAGCGGCTTTCCATGACAAGCTGGACGAACTGCTGAAGGCCGCGCTGGCGATGCTGATCTGGGGCGGCAAGGTGCGGGTGATTTCGACGCACAACGGTTCGGACAACCCGTTCAATGAGCTGGTCGAAGATATTCGCGCAGGCAAGCGCGCCGGTGTAGTGCATCGCGTGGCGTTCCAGGAAGCGGTGGCCGATGGGCTGTATCGCCGCGTCTGCATGCGTCTCGGCAAGGATTGGTGCGCCGAGGATGAGGCGGCGTGGATGGCCAGCGTGTATGCGTTCTATGGTTCTGGCGCGGAGGAAGAGTTGGATTGCGTGCCGTCCAACGGCGGTGGTGCCTGGTTGTCGCGGGCGCTGATCGAATCACGCATGTCGGCGGATACGCCGGTGCTGCGCTGGGAGTGCAAACAGGGGTTCGAGCTGCTCCCGGATCATATTCGCGCTGCCGAGTGCCGCGACTGGCTGGAAGAAAATCTGGCACCGTTGCTGGCGGCATTGCCAGAGGATGCGATTTCATTCAACGGCGAAGATTTCGGCCGCAGCGGCGATCTGACCGTGCATGTGCCGCTGATTCAGTTGCATAACCTGACGCGCAAGGTGCCGTTCATCCTTGAATTGCGCAATGTGCCGTTTCGCCAGCAGGAACAGGTGGCGTTTTACCTGCTCGACCGCCTGCCGCGTTTTACTGGCGGTGCGTTCGATGCGCGCGGCAATGGTCAGTTCCTGGCCGAGTTTGCCATGCAGCGCTACGGCGCCACCCGCATTCAGCAAGTGATGCTGACAGAAAGCTGGTATCGGGAACACATGCCGCCGGTGAAGGCCGCGCTGGAAGATGGCACGCTGGTCGATTTGCCGAAGGATGCAGACGTGCTGGCAGATTTACGCGCTGTGCAGATCGTCAAGGGCGTGCCGCGTGTGCCGGAGACGCGCACCACCGGCGACGATAAAGGGCAGCGCCACGGCGATGCGGCGGTGGCGGTGGCGCTGGCGTATTTCGCCAGCCGAGAAATCAACAAGGGGCCGGTGACAGTTAAATCGCGCGGTCGCCGCAAATCTCAATCACTTACCAAGGGCTACCGATGACAAGCAAGAACGGGATTTACGTCAGCCCGACTGAATTCGTCCAGTTTGGCGGCAACCGGCGCCAGCTTGGCGTGCAGCTGGCCACGCGTAATAACCGACCTGATTTTAATGACTGGAGCATGCTGCTGCCGAACCCTGATCCGGTGCTCAAAAAGCTGGGCAAGGATATTCAGGTGTACCGTGATCTGCGCACCGAGCCGCAGGTTGGCGGCAATATCCGCCGTCGCAAGGGCGCTGTGCTGGCGCTGGAGCACGGCATTGACCGAGGCAAGGCGAAAAGCAGAGCTGCGGCGTTGATTGAGAGTGTGTTTGCTCGCCTGCCGATGAACCGCATCATTTCCGAGATTCTGGATGCATCGCTGTATGGCTATCAGCCGATTGAGGTGGTCTGGGGGAAGGTTGGCGGTTATATCGTGCCAGTGGATTTGATTGGCAAACCTGCGGAGTGGTTCCACTTCGACCTTGAAAACCAGCTGCGCCTGAAAACGCGGCAATCGCCCATCGATGGCGAGCTGCTGCCGGAGCGCAAGTTCCTGTTGCCACGGCAGGATGCCAGTTACGATAATCCGTATGGTTTTGCGGATTTGTCGATGTGCTTCTGGCCGACCGCTTTCAAGAAAGGCGGGCTGACATTCTGGGTTCAGTTTTCGGAGAAATATGGCTCGCCGTGGCTGGTCGGCAAGCACCCGCGTAATACGCCGCCCAGTGAAACGGATGCCTTTCTGGAACAGCTGGCGGATATGGTGCAGGATGCGGTGGCGGTGATTCCGGATGATTCCAGCGTGGAAATTGTCGAGGCGCAAGGTAAAGGTGGCTCGGCGGGCGTGTTCGAACGGCTGCTGATGTTCTGCCGCTCTGAGGTGAACATCGCGCTGCTTGGCCAGAACCAGACCAGCGAGGCGAACAGTACCAATGCCAGCGCGCAAGCAGGTTTTCAGGTTACGCGCGATATTCGCGATGCGGATAAGTTGCTGGTGGAGGATACGCTCAATGAATTGATTGGCTGGATTCACGATCTTAATTTTGGCGATGGCGTACTGCCGAAATTCCAGATGTGGGAGCAGGAAGAAGTCGATGAGGTACTGGCCAAGCGCGACAAGCTGTTGACTGATTCCGGTGCACAATTTACCCCGGCTTATTTCCGGCGGGCATACGGCTTGCAGGATGGCGATCTGGTTGAAGTGGCTGAATCTGCTGCCACTGCTTCAACTGCTGAATTTGCAGAGAGTGAAAACGGTTTCCCGGATCAGGAAGCGCTCGATGCAGCGCTGGAGGAACTTTCGCTGGAAGATTTGAACCAGGATGCCAAAACGATGTTGACGCCGCTTTTCAAGCGGGTGGCCGCAGGCGTTCCACCGGATGAATTGCTGGGTGAATTGGCTGATCTGTATCCAGGTATGGATGCCGACGGGCTGCAGGAGCGGTTGGCACGCGTGATATTCGTGGCAGATTTGTGGGGGCGGTTGCATGCCTGAACCTGTTGACCTGGCGTATTGCATGAAACTGCCGCCGAAGGAGGCGATTGCTTACCTGACCGGCAAGGGCTACGCGATCACCTGGGATTGGGAAGATTTGTGGCAACAGGCGCACGCGAAAGCGTTTACCGTGGCCAAGGTGGCCAAGCTGGATATCCTGCAAGACATTCGTGACGTATTGCAGCATGCCTTGACCGAAGGGCAAACGGCAGCCTGGTTCGAGAAAGAATTGACGCCCGTATTGAAAGCCAAGGGCTGGTGGGGCGAGCAAGAGCAGCGCAACCCAGATACCGGCGAGCTTGAACAGGTGCAGCTTGGAAGCCCGTGGCGGCTGGAAACCATTTACCGGGCCAACACGCAAACCGCGTACATGGCCGGGCGCTATGCCGAGCAGATAGAAAACGTCGATAACCGACCGTTTTGGCAGTACATCGCCGTGATGGATGGACGCACTCGGCCTGCGCATCGTGCGCTGCATGGTCTGGCATTTCGGTTTGATGATCCATTCTGGCAGTCGTTTTATCCACCGAATGGCTGGAATTGCCGCTGTCGCGTGACCACACTGTCAGGCGGCGATTTGACTCGTGATCGCGTCAAGCCGTCGCGGTCGGATGGCATGCTGGGCAGTACGCAAAAATTGGTGTCGAAAAAAACCGGCGAGCTGCGCGAAGTGGCAACGTACTCGGCCAGGCACCCTGATGACCCATCCGGCAAGCGGCGGCTGATCGTATCGCCGGATGTGGGCTGGAGCCACAATCCGGGCGCGGCGTGGAAACCGGAGACGGCGCGCTATACCGGCAACCTGACCGAATTGGCAAAGAGGGAGCTGCAATGAGTGAGTTGGTCGGTATTCGGATTGTTGACTCTGCTTTGAAGGCGGCATTGCGCCAGATGCAGCTCAATCTTGGCAATATGAAACCGGCGATGCGGGATATTGCACAGGTGCTGGCAAATCAGACGGAACGAAATTTTGCAGCGCAGGGCAGACCGGGGTGGAAGGCGCTCAAAAATCCGTCCGAGAAGCGCAAGGGTGGCATGATCCTGCAGGATAGCGGGCAACTGGCGGCGTCTATTACAACTAGTGCATCAGCTACCGAGGCGGTAATTGGTACGAATAAGGTGTATGCGGCCATTCACCAGTTCGGCGGCAAAACGAAGGCGCACACGATTCGACCTGTGAAAAAGAAGGTGCTGGCATTTGGCGGCCGATTTGCAAAATCGGTCAATCACCCCGGCTCAGACATCCCGGCCCGCCCGTTCCTTCCGGTACTGGCCGACGGCAGCTTGCAGCCGGAAGCCAGTGAGCCGGTACTGGAAGCGGCATTGCAACATTTGAGGCGCGGCGCCGGGATATAATTCGAACCGGTCTCGCCGCGTTTTCGAGGGCCGATTCCATTTTCAGACGCTGCAAAGGATTTTTAGCGGGGCCGTCCAAATTCTTCCCGCCCCTTCCCGGTTCATCCCGTTTATCTCGCACCTTCCTGTATATTTATCTCACACCCTTTCATCATCATCAGCAATGTGCCGGACACAGAAACGGCGCAAAAGATTGCGCAGGCGCTGGTCGGCCGGCAACTGGCGGCGTGCGTGAACATTCTGCCGGGCGTGCAGTCGGTCTACCGCTGGCAGGGGAAGGTTGAGCAGGCGCAGGAAATCAGCTTGCTGATCAAGACGCGGCGCGCCTGCTATGCGGCGGTCGAGGCGGTGGTTGGCGAACTGCATCCTTATGAGGTGCCGGAAATCATCGCGCTGCCGATCAATGCCGGTTTGCCGAAATATCTGGAATGGCTGGCGCAGGAAACGGCGCCGCCGCATGGCTGA